GAACCTTTCTCAGATGTATCTGAGACTTGGCTGCTGATTGTCTGCGAGAGAGTTCCAGCAATTCATCCGATTTAACGAGCGCCATGCGTTCACAAAACGCTCGTGCATTACTTCCATACCAAGTCCAGCACGATTTAAAATGTCAGCCCAAGTAGGAATTACTCGGTTTTGACTATCAACGATGGACTGGTTAAAATTAAAACCGTTGAGGTTAAATGCCATAGTGCTTACGCCTAGAGCAGTAAACCAGATGCCCACAACGGGCCAAGCGGCGAGGAAGAAGTGTAGTGAACGGGAGTTATTAAAGGAAGCATATTGAAAAATAAGACGACCAAAGTAACCGTGAGCCAATTGTCCAAAAGTTTCCTTAAGGGTTGGACTATATCTTCACCTATTAAAGGTGCTGGGCGCTCTTGCCTGTTATTAAGGGAACTGTATCCCTCAGGTAGTCTCTGAACCTTTCCTAGATGTATCTAGGACTTGGATGCTGATTGCCATATCCATAAAGGACTTAGGTTTCCAGCAGTTCACCCAGTTTAACGTGACCCGCTCTGTCAAGCCACAATGTTGTATGTCTCTTCTTCTTGTCCGAACTTGTATCCATAATTCTGCGATTCAGTTTCAGTAGTTTCACGAACCAGTGAAGAGGTTACGAGGGAACCCCTATTGTACCTTATTTTCATAAGGAGTGGACTATATCATCAACCTATTTGTATTAGGTTGTCGGGCACTTATTCCTGTTATTAAGGGAACTATATCCCTCAGGTAGTCTCTGAACCTTTCCTAGATGTATCTAGGACTTGGATGCTGATTGCCGTATTACTAAACTTTTTCACAAGACCAACCGTAAGCATTTTCTCTTTCACCTTTTAGAAGAGGTGTAACTCTCTTGAAGTTTTGATTGGGAACTATTTTTTGTAGTTCTTCTAAAACTTCTCCACCAGTTTCGCAGTTTATTATACAAACTGTTTCAACTTTATTATGAGAGAAAATATACTTATCAGTAGAAGTAATAGCAACATTTTTGTTTCTATTTTTACCTCCCACTTTACCACCAATACTTCTCATTTTCATAGCATACTCAGACTTTACAGAACGAGCAGACATTTCTTTTTGATAATCAGAACTCCAAAAGTTTTTCTTGGATAATTTTAGTGCTTCGTGTGTTTTATAAGCACCTTCAACTCTAAGAAGTCTCCAACCTTCACCATCAAAACCACACATCAAGTTATATGCTGCTAAGTCATAAACTTGACCGTATACATCGTACCTTATTTTATGTGCGAGTATGTGGTCGTCAAAAGATAATGAAATAAGGTTTTCTGGATTATCAAGACCACCATCGTGTTTTGGGACAATATGGTGTTCTTCAAGATAAGTATTGGGAGGATATGTTTTTGATTTACATTCCCCAATAAAAGATAAGTACTGGTTAGTCATAAAGTCTATGTTACCAGAGTTATTTATATAAGTCAAGTAACATTTTAGTAACTTAGGGTTCCAGCAGTTCACCCGATTTTCACTTGCTGATTACTCAACAAGGGCACAGTTCCCTATGCATTGCGGAGAAAAGACTTCCTCCAAAAACACCAGCAACTCCAAGCATGTGGAATGGGTGCATAAGGATATTATGTTCTGCCTGGAATACCAACCATTAGGCAGAACGGGAACCTATGTTTCCATAGGGATTGGACTATATCATCAATCTATTTTATTAGATTGTCGGGCGCTTAAACCTGTTATTAAGGGAACTGTATCCCTCAGGTAGTCTCTGAACCTTCCTTAGATGTATCTAAGGCTTGGATGCTGATTGCCGTGTCGTATTGCTCTTTGAGAAAGAGACTAAACTGTTCTTCAGTATTATTACCATAACCATAAAGGTCAAAGGTTAGTCAATACGATTTAGGTTTCCAGCAGTTCACCCGATTTATACTACACATTGGTTTAGTTTATGTAGTTAAAAGTACCAGAAATACCAAGGGGCATAGCATCAGAGAAAGAACCTTGACCGAAAGGATACACAAGGAATACGGCACTCGCAGCAGCAACAGGTGCAGAGTAAGCAACCATAATCCAGGGACGCATACCTAAACGATAGGAGAGTTCCCATTCACGACCCATGTAGCAATAGATGCCGATGAGGAAGTGAAATACAACAAGTTGAAATGGACCTCCATTATAGCAATAGGAGGACTATATGTTTCCATATAGATTGGACTATATCTTCACCTCATTTCTATTTAAGGTGTCGGGCGCTGATCTGGTATTACTCAACACGCTTGCTGACCCCAGTAGTCTCTGAACCTTCCACAGAAGTATCGTCTGTGGCTTGGCTGCTGATTGGCGTATTCTCTAAAATCCAACTGCAAGAAATACCACTTGTTAAAAGTCTATTTCCATTAGCAACACTATTGAGATGAGAAGGATAAACATTTATCCCATACTTTTCTAAAATAACAGAACAAACAGTTTTGAGTGTTTTATCTTCATTTGAATTGTAAATCACATCTCCAAGATGATTACCAATAGTCCGTTCAGTTAGTTTTTCGTAAATATGAAATACTTTACTGTATTTTCTATTAGTAAGTGTTTCTTGTGTTGCATTTTTTGGATTTTTGTAGGCATGATTGATAAGATTTTTACCAATCTGTTGCCTTACACTTTTTGGTTGTTTCAGAGCAGCGGCACGAAGTTGTCCGCTTTCTTTTGCAACCTTACCACCTTTTTTACCTGCAAGAGAAATAACTTGATGGATTATTTCTTCTTTTTTAGAATAACCTGCAAGTGCTCTCCAAGCAATCTTATCTTCTTGGTTTCCCCAAAGACACCAGTTGCAATAGTGAAACATAGCGTGTTGAGTTGTTGAAACTTCTACAAGATTTTGGGGTTCGTCAGAACCACCAAGATATTTTGGAGTAAGGTGATGTTTGTGTTTCATAGAGAACTTAGCTTTCCAGCAATTCACCCGATTTTAAGTGACCCAATATTATTTATAAAGCCACTCATCAAGGGAAGCTGCTTCCCAGATTGGATAGAAATGCAATCCAATCGCATTTGAACTTGGAACAACAGCACCAGAGATGATGTTATTACCATACATAAGCGAACCAGCAACTGGTTCACGAATCCCGTCGCTTACTTCATATAAACAACCATATCATAAGACTTAGGTTATTTCAGATTACTCTGTGAAGTTTGGACTATATCTTCACCCTTCATTTTTATTGAAGGGGCTGGGCACTTAAACCTGTTATTAAGAGGACTGAACCTCTCAGGTAGTCTCTGAACCTTTCTTAGATGTATCTAAGACTTGGCTGCTGATTGCCTTTCGGTTTCCAGCAATTCACCCAGTTTCGTCAATACTCTTACGAGTAAGGGACACCGATTAGTTAATGTCTACGGGAGGCGCTCCAACGAACGCGATAATAAAACAAGTAGTTGCAACCAATAAAGTTGGCAACATCAATACACCAAACCACCCAACGTATAGTCGGTTGTTAGTTGAAGTAACCCAGGAACAAAAATCATTCCAGAGATTAGTATTTGAACGTGTAGCAATTGTAGCAGTCATTTGTTTAAAAGGGGGTAAGTATGAGTTCGGGGGAACGAACTTGGTATAGTATATTCCACGACACCCTCCATCGTGGATATGAGGGATGCTTTACTTCTCTTGATCCCGGTTTGAGAAGACACGGTTTTTAACCCCGTGTATGTATATATGATACCATTGTTAGGAAATCCTGTCAATAGGTCCAATTACCTAAGTGGCACATTATAAATAAAGGGTTTTTAATAAATATAAATGTAATCAACATTTCATCTCCGTGCCAAAATCACCGAACAAAGGTAAGAAAGATTGTACTGGAGGAAAGCATCCCAAACAAAATCAGGGAAATGCCACCGCTAAAAAAGGTAAAAACGGTGGCAAGAAGAGGTGAAAATGTATGCGCGAATTCAATACTCCTCATCGTGAGAAGTGGAACGCATCGATACATAACATTCTCAAAGCAATAGATAATCATACTCAAGAATACTTCAAAAGTGGTGATATTTGGCATTTGAAAAAAGCACAAGAACTCCGTGAGTATGTTGCGGAACTAAAAACTTGGATACATAGATGTGAGGGTAGATAAAATACAAAATGGAACTTAATATGGGAACCATAGCAACATCTTTAATTGGAGCGACAATCATTGGTGGAGTCACAAGTTTTTGGGGACTTCAACAAAAAACTACCATACAAGAACAAAAAATTATTCAAATAGAAAAAACTCTTCAAGATCTTAAAGAAGAACAAGAAAGAAAATTAGATAAAATTCTTGACGCAGTAGAAAAGAAATAAAATTATGACTGACCCAGTATGGAGTGTAAATATATTACTTGCCCTTGGATTACTTGGTACTGCCTGGGTAATTTACTATATACTCACATTAGACACTAGAGAAAATGTATCAATACAAGATCAAAAAGATACACAAGATCATTGATGGTGATACTGTTGATGTAGAAATCTCTTTAGGTTTTCATATTACAATCAATCAAAGAGTTCGTCTCAAAGGTATTGATGCTGCTGAAACAAAAACCAAAGACCTCAAAGAAAAGGAAGAGGGTCTAGCAGCAAAGGAATGGTTGGAGAAAGAACTTTCCAAACCCGGTGAATGGATTATTGAAACCACAAAGGATGATAAGTATGGAAGAATACTTGGAACTTTATACTTAGTTGGTGAACCAGTCACCGTGAATGAGAGAATGTTGAATGATGGAATTGCTAAACCTTATATGGTATGAGAAAAAAACTTCTTCCAATTCTCATTCTATTAAGATTACTGACAAATGATTGGATGATGTTAGAGAACCGTAGCCCAAAAGCAAGAACTCAACCACCAGAAGTCTTGAGATTTATAAAGAAACCTGCGAAGAAAGGAAGAAAAATCAAATAACTTATGCGGCGGTGAAGGTAGTTGTTAATGGAATATTACCTGCCCCAATTCCACTAGAAATCTTATTAGTTGTTCCTGGAACAAACAGATTATTTCCATGAACAACTACAGAACCAGCAGATCCTTTAACAGCAAATCCAGTCCCAGCAGCAATATTAAATGCTACTTGAGCAATATTTACAGTAGAACCTGAAAGAACAAGAATTCCATCAGAGTTTGCAATTGGATTTACAATGGTCGCATTACCAAGAATTAAAGAAGGTTTACCTACAGTAAATGAACTTTTTGCAACTATTGCTGTACCAATTCCAGTCTTTTCAATTCTGGTATTATAAACTACAGCATTTGTAGTTGTAATATTCATTGAGGTTCCTGTTCCACTAAAAAGTGTTACTAAATCAAGATTAGCATAATAAGTATTAGAAAGATTTAAAGTAATTCCAGAACTTGATAGGTTTTGAAGTTGAACATTCTTCATATGAATACCAACTCCACTTGCCGCAGTGTTTATTACATCAACACATTTAGCAGTTGATGAAGCAGTAAACACATAAGCATCCTTAAACATTACAGAGCAACCAATAGTTCCACCAATAGTTACTACACTATCCCCAGATCCAGCAATAAGCATATTCTCAAATGAAATCATATCACTTGCAACACCACCAACAGATGAAGCAATACTTACCGTAACAATACCAGAAATTCTTGTTGATTTTGATACTCCTTGAGTTGGACCAACAAAGTGAATATTTGGTCTAGTTACCAAAAGATTTCCAGAGTGATCTCCAGTATTTAACTTAACAACAACTTGATTTGCTACAGGGATATTTGCATCAGCATAATCGTGCGCTTTTTGTAAAGTTTGGAAGGGAGAATTAGGACCTCCATTTCCAGTAACATCATCACCATCAGGATCAACAATTAAAGTCTGAGCATAAGATACAGAAACTCCTCCAGGAGTTGTTCCATTAGACAATTTCAAGATTGGACTATTGGGATCATAAAATATTTCACCCTCATTTCCAACAAACTCGGAGGCATCAGTATTACCCAGTTTTTCTACAAGGACCCTATAAGTTGTATTTGGAACAGTCATTATTTTTTATGTTTTTAAGTATTTATCAAATAACACTAAGACATCTATTGTAATACTTCTTACGATCTTCTAATCCGCGATAACCACCATTCACTTTTCTGGTTACTTCTTCTACGGTGGGATTTTTATCACATAAGGCATTCATATTATTATTATGCCACCAAAAACCGGCGGAAGTAGCAGGATACTTGGAAGAAACATAATCTACTCCATTCATAATCTTTGGGTCATTCATATACTTGGAGAATGATGCGTAGTTTGCTCGCCCTGTAAGTTGAATAAATCCGGCGCCTTTGTACTTTTTCCCATCACCCGGTTGAGTATTTCCTATATCTCTTCTTCCTTCATAAGCATCACCAGAAGCAAGTTCTTTCATCCATTTCCCAGCACCAGATTCGTGTGAGATTTGAGAGATAAAATGTCTCATTCGGGACTTGGTATTAATCTTAAAAAGATTGAGACAACTATTCAAATCATTAATTACAGCATCCGTGATTGAGTTTTCGTTTGATCCCCAAATAGAAGCAAGTTGTTTCTTGGTAATGAGTAATTTAACTTCTGGTTGTTTGCGATATAATTTTTCAAACTCTTCTAAAACATGTGGTGAAGTATTTTCTTGTAGATACTCAAATGCTTCTATTTGTTCTTTAGTTCCCTTAAAATATTCAGCAGCGTCTGTGAATTTGATAGTCATAATTTTTTTTAAGAACAGTGTTTCCAAGATTTACCAGATACAATATTTAGAATTGATCTTCTAGACACATTAAAAGTTTCCATCAATTCTTTAACATTACTATTATGATACGAAGTTCTTTTATATAATTTTTTAATCTTAATAATTTCGTTTTCCGTAAGTTTAGAAAATCCATTACGAGATCCAATTGGGTCTGTCTTGTGTATTTTTTTATCTGCTAAATTATCAATATGATAAGTCCACCTAAGATTATCAAGACAATTATTTGTTGGATCTCCATCACAATGAGTAGATTCTTGCTCAGGTAAAGGTTTTCCAATAAATGCTTCTAAAACAATTCTAGAAACATAATCATATTTTACCTTACCATTTTTCCACAAACAAACCGTATAACGATTTTGTCTATATTTATTAACTCTTGGTAATAATATTTTTCCTCGTATAAATTGATTACTTCTTTTATTACTAAAAGATATTCTATCCAAACTTCTTATGCGACCAAAATTACTTACTTCATAAAATTCTTCATACCCAATAACCGAAACCCACCTTTCAATATCCATAATATTTAACCTTCTTGATATACGGAAACATATACAGTTCCAGTTTTAGTTAAAGGAAGAATATAATCTCTTAGGTCAACATTTCTACAACGCACACATCCGTGAGTAGAGAATAGTTTCTGTTTTGGCAACCAGGCACCAGGCCAACCACAGGCACTACCACCTCCGTGTATCATAATGCCAGCACGACCATACTTATTTTCCTGATTCTCAAGTTCTACCAAATCAAAACTATACCATCCAAATGACATTAAAGTTCTATCATAGGATGGAGTTGGATCTTTTTCATAGTCCTTATGAATTGTTCCAATTTTATAAAGACCGGGTGGTGTATCAGTATTTCTTAATTTAAACTCAAAATCACTTCCTTGACCTCTCGCTAGTGCAGGAAGTTCCCATAGTACTTTTCCATCAAAATTAAATGCTTTCATTCTTTCGGTAATGTCATTCATCACCAAATGACTATCACCTTTCTTAAATCCAAAATCTTGTGGTTTTTTCTTGGGACCTACCATTTTAATACCTAAATTCTTCTAATGTATTTGGGAATTTCTTGGTACATAAAAAACTCCCCCTATATTTAGGAGGAGTACATTGATGCTTTAATTATAATCGCAGATACGCATAATACGATGAAAATATCCGCAATTAACATTTTAGTAAGTGTGTAAGATTTTTAAGAGTATAATAATATGTTAAAACACTCCTGGAAGTATTTGCCCGGTAGTTAGATAAGTACCAACGGCAATTACAAAGCCTAGCATAGCTAATCTTCCGTTTAAAATTTCAGCCTCGGGGGTAAATCCAAATTTCATAATTTTTCTCCTTAATAAGTGTTGGAAAGTTGATTGATAGAATGTGCCAGAAGCACAAGGAAAGCAATAATCGTTACGGTAAAAACAAGTTCACTCATCAAAATACACCAAAGAAAAGGTGTCCTGTGAGAGCATAAGAGACAATTGCAGAAACAAATCCCAACATTGCCCATCTTGAATTTGCCTTTTCTGCTTTTTCTGCATAAGTCTCAAGTGCATAACGCTCTGCGTCATCTGGAGACACATACATCTCAGGTTCTTTAGCGAACATATTCATTTGCCCGCGTTCATCAGTCGTAACCGTCATCGTTGTTTTATTAAGAACTGTATCATTATATAGGAGAAGGCGGGTCTTGTCAAGGGTCTTAAGTCAGGTTTTACTGACCAATTTGTTTCACAGCGATTCTTGCTTTATTGAGAATGCTTCCCGAAAGAGGAACATAACCCAAATCATCAGCAAGTAATTGTGCCTTACCACTTAAGGCATAGTTAAGTGCTTTTTGAATGTCTCCAGTCTTGGCACCATTACCACTCTTATAGGCAAGAATCCAAGTCAAAGTAGAAATGGGATAAGCACCAGAGGTAGAAGGATTAGGATTTTCTCCAGCAAGATTCACATCCAATTTAATGGAGTTGAGAGCAAGAGCACCAGATTTTGCTGTGGGAAGAACAAACTGTCCTGACTTATTTTGAAGAGCAGCGACTTGAAGTTTATTTGTTTTTACAAATCCAGTATTCACATAACCAATTGTTCCAGGAGCAGTTTTAATAGTTCCAGCAACACCTTCATTTCCTTTTCCGCCAACACCCACAGGCCACTTGACGGATTTACCAACTCCAGGTTTCCAACCACCGAAAGCATCCAGAGAATTAGTGAATGCAAAGGTAGTTCCAGAACCATCAGAACGATGAACTACTTTAATAGGACCAGCAGAACATCCAAGTTCTTTCCAGTCTTTAATAGTTCCGGAGAATATATTTACCGTTTGTTTTTGAGTGAGTTTTAGATTACATCCGGGTTTGTTATAGGCAATCGCAATCGTTCCACCCACCATAGGAATTTGAACGACACCACGTTTTACTTTAGACGCCTCTTTTGAGGAAATAGGTTCATCAGAGGCGCCGAAATCGACAGTACCGGCGATATATTGGCGCACACCGGATCCTGATCCGGTTGATTGATAGTTTACACGATTACCAGAAGACTGTGCGTAATCATTAAAAACTCTACTATAAAAAATCGCCGGAAATGTCGCACCAGCACCATTTAGAGTTGTTGCCGCATAAGAAAGAAAGGGAATAGAAATGAGAGTAATTCCACCCATTCCCGCAAAAATTTTTTTGAGTTTCATAAAAATTGAATAACTACAAAGTGATTTTAATATAATAAAATGTAAAAGTCCACTAAGATTTGGTTAAGAAAAAAGACCACCCAAAAAATGGGTGGTCTCACTCATTTTATGAGTAGTTTTTAGAATGTGAACTTAGTCTGGATTACTCCACCAAATCTACTAGAGTTTTGATAACGTTGGTTGTTATCAACATAAAATAGTGCGGGAGTAATACTGATGTTGTCAGAAATTTGATACTTATAGAAGATCTCAATCATCGTAGCATCAGATACACCACGGGTTTCTGCCGAAGGTGCTTGACCCACAGCAACGCCAGCAGAGTTACCCTTAGCAAATACATCAGACCACTGAAGACCAACGAACCACGAATCTGAGTTCGTAGCATCAGTCTTACCAGTAGTACCATTTACGGAGTTATATCCATAACCAGCACTGACTGAAGGAACCCAACCAGATTGGACGGGTTGCCAGTAAGCATTCAGAGCAACCGAGTTTGATTCCTGACCGTTTACAAGGGCACCATTGGCACCCAGAAGACCGTTGTAGGTGCGAGGACGAGTGTTCTCACCACCATAGCGGTAACCAACAGCAACACCCCACTGAGGAGCACGATACCCGATTTGAGCGAGTACGTTCAGACCACCATCAGAATCAAATACACCAGTTTCCGAAAACTCACCATCTTGTGCGACATAATTCACACCAGCGACGAAACCACCTTGACCTTTTTGAGTAGGTTGTTTCCACTGAGCACCGAAACCAGCACCAGTTGCCTTGTTATAGACACCTGACGTACCAGCAAGTTGGAAGAAGTCAAGGATTTCAGACTTATAAGCAGAAGGAATCCAAGTCATCTCGGTGTTACGAACCAAGGGACCAGCAGTTAGAGTTACACTCTTACCGACTGGGAATTGGTAGTACAAACGATCAAGGATTACTTGATCTACAAAAGATTCTGCTTTATCAAGTTTGAAGAGTGAAGAACTGGTTCCAAAAGGATCAGAACTAAAGTTTCCAGAACGCAGACGAGTACGAAGCAAATCTTTACCCGTGAATGAAGTATCAAAGTTCAGACGGAGATCATAGTTGAATGTGGTGTTGCCGACGTTTCCACCTTTATTCGTTTCTAGACTAGGAACTCCACCAAGAACGAAGTTTACTTCACCCTTGAGTTTGGTTGTGGTAGAAAATTGAGTTGCCTCAAGTTCTCCTACCTTTGCTTCAAGACCATCTACACGACCTTTAAGAACAGCAAGTTCTACTTTGAACTCATTCAGCAGACGCTGAAGTTCATCAGTAACTTCTGTAACACGATCCAGACAAGCATTAAGAAGAGCAGCAGCTTCAAAGCGAGTCATTGACTGACCCCCCTTATAGGTAAGATTAGGGTATCCTGCAACACATCCATATTTTTCAACAAGATTGCTGAGTGCCTGATATGCCCAATCCGTAGGACGAACATCTGAAAATTGATTAATACTTGTAACTTGTTCTGCCGAGGCATATTTGTTAACTCCTTCCATATTAACATCTGCGGCGGTAGCAGCAGGAGCAATAAGTCCCAGAGCAACAGGAACGAGCATTAGTTTTTTAAGAAAATTCATAGATTTTTGTTTTGCATATAGAACAACGTTAAGAATTTAGTTATAATTCTCAACTCAATATTTAGAATAGCACATTAAATTTACCGTGTCAAGTGCCCTCACAACTTTTTTTATTAGTTTAATACGCCAGAACTCTATTTTGTTTACTATGAGGAAATCCTCTTCTTTTTTGCATACATACCAAAGTTCCAACTGGTTGTTCTCCTAGTTCAGGATGTTCTGGATCCATCCAACGTTGCGAATTCAATTTTTTAACATTATCACTAGAAATTTTAGATTTTTCTTCCATAGACAAAGAAAACATTCCCAAATTTTCATCTTTACATTTTATACCACCTTTTCTTTTTTTCTCATTACATCCAGATTTACCTCCTATTTTTCCTGCTTCAGATTGATGATTGGGATTTCTTTCTAATAGAAATGATAGAGTATTTCTACCATTTTCTTTCATTTTTTCTGGGTATTTTTCGTGAATCATTTTACCAACTTTAGGACCAGAAACTTTACCGCCCTGCTTTTTCCCATATTCTGTTCTCAACAACGCCGCATTTTTAGCAGTTTCTGAATTAAATCCTCCAGCAGAAGAACTGAGATTATAACAATATTCACTACCAAACCAAACATCAAGTATTAATTGTTCCGTTTCTCTATTCTTTCTATCGTCTTCCTCTATAATTTCCCAAACAAATAGTTCTGAATTTTTCTTCAAAGCATTGTGAAATGGCGTTTTTTGTTTTGAGTTTAAGTGTTCCCGTTTTCTACGCTCAAAATCTACTGCACTTCCAACGTACCATTTGCCATTTTTAGTATTTGTTGCTCTATAGGTAATCATACAAGAACTCAACACTAAACTATTTATTTGAGGAAGGTTCAGTAATCCTACCCAGATAAGGGTTATAGTCTGTGATTTGGTCAATTGTCAACTGACTTCCCTGCGTTTCCCAGAAATTTAATATCGCAGTATAACTATTTTTATGAAAAATATCTACATGCTCTGGGTGTATACTTGACCCCAACTCAATCTTATATAAGAGCAATGGAGATGCATAAGTACATCCAGAATTATAGATTAAATCATCAGCAACTGCTCTTGGTTTAACTCCATTATCAAGTTTATACTTATCGCCACGAATATGATTATTAATTAATTTCTGAGCATGATGTCTTGTAATCACATAACAAGCAGTAGAAAAGTCATTTACAAACCGATTATGAATGGGAACTACAATATCACCAGTACAAATAATTGCGAGTTGAATTACATCCCAAGCATAAGGAGCACGAGCAATAAAATCTTGCCAAGTAAAGTTCCAGTACTTTGCAACACTTAAATTACAATCATCCTCCATAATAATTGCATAAGGTTTATCAGAAGTTTCTATCCAGTGTTTAATTGCCTTTAGATGAGAAGTGGTGCATCCAATTTCACCTGAAGACATTCCATCAGGATATTTACCTTTAATAATATCACTGAGATCATCTTCACGACCATCATATGCAGAGATGCGAGTATAATTATCAAGTTCCCAATATTCAAATTGTTTCTCCATATATTCTCTTCTTTCTGGTTGATCGTCCAGATTAAGATAATAGATGGGCCCAAAATTTTTGAGTTTATATGTAGATTTATTTTTATCCATTATACTTTTTAAGATATTCTTGATTTGAATAATAATCTCTTAATTCATTTTGATTCATTTTTTGAATTTTTTCCCAAACATCATTATTTTTTTGCATGTGAGGATTATTTAACCAGGAGTTAGGTCCTCGTGCGTGTTCGAGATGATAAACATAATTATCAATTCTTCCCATATTATATCCTAGTGTAGTAAATCTGTAAAATCTTTCTTTGTCTTCTGGCGCATATGCTATGAAGTTTTCATTCTCCATTCCACCTTCAATATAAACTTGCTTATTAAAAAATTGAACCCATCCAAAATCTGAGGTATACTTATTTGAATGATTTTTAAGAATATCAAAATCATAAGTCTGTAGAAATTTAGAAACAATTTCATCAGTTGCTTTTACTTGATATTGATACATTCCTTGGGCATACGGGTATATTACATCATAGGTACAATTAAGAATATATTGGTATGCTTTACAATAAGAGTCTATAGGGAGCAAAACATCACAATCATAATTCACAACAATATCAGTATTTGATTCAACAATCATTTCATTCAATACTCTTTGACGATGAAATGAGGAATCATCAGATTGCTCAAAAATATGATTGATATTTACATCAACATCAAGAATATCTTTTAAGATAGGTAGAGCATCTTTTTTAAATATAGATTCCCTATCAACTTCTTTAATGATGATATTAGTATCAAAGTTTTCAAGTAAAAATGAAACAGTTGTAATTACATTACGAAGACGATCTGCAGTTTCAATACGAATTGGAATAATAAATGTCGCTCTAGTTAAATCAATTTTCATCAGGATAATTTCTTGTATTTTTATGTTTTTCAGTTATGTAATTTAGTTCTTCTTCATTAACCCCCCAAGAACCTTCTGGGTGATTAATTACTTTATTATAATTTACTTTAGATGAACTAATTCTACTACTATGTTCTCTATTTGAAGTTAGATAGTCTTCAATAATATACGGAATACCATGATTATATCTCATTCTATGATAGAAATCAGTATCCATTAATAACTGAAGATTTTCATCAAATTGTTCAAACTTTTCAGTTAAAAAAGAAACACAAGAAGGACTTCCTAAAAGATTTCTTCCCTCTAACATCATATCAGTCCATTTAGGAATCATTGGTCGGAAATGTTCAATTCCATTTTTAGTATGAGCAAATCCGTTAAAGCACCAATTATAAGATGTTTCATCAAACACAGATTTGATTTTTAATAAAGCAGATTTATTGATGAATAAATCATCCTGAAAAATAAGTTTTGTTATTCTCCCACTACACATTTCAATCGCAGAGTTTGTATTTGCAGGACTATTTCCTCGTTTTACTTCATTTTTATAATATTTAATCTCAAAATAGTTTGCATACTCTTCACAAACTCGAAAAATCTTATTGTCTTGGGAATGATCTGAAATACAAACTTCAAATTTTTTAAAATCTTGTACCTTAATAGTATCAAACAACTCGGAAAGATATTGATCTCCAATACCTTTCATTTCATAAGTTGGAATAGCAATAGAAATATCAGTCATCAAATTTTAATCCAACGATCAGGAATAATATCAGAAGTATTATGTTGTGCAGTATATCCACTATCACCAAACCAACGAGATGGTGCAATTACGTTACCAGAACCAGATAACCATGCACCCCACCAAGAAAAAGATGAATTTGCAATAATATGATGAGAACACATAGTCATTAAGCACATATCTACTAGATTCCATTCAGATTCTGAAACCATAAAACGATCTGATTTAAACAAATCCTGTTCTTTGCACCATTTAGTATCATCAGAAAAAATAAGAACTGGAAGATCAGAATCAAACTTACTTAGTGCTTCTTCATAATATTCCATAGGACAAAGTGGATGATCATCAGATTTTTCAACATAATCAGTCCTTCTTACATGCAAAGAAATTACTTGATCAAACTCAAATGCTTCTTTACATGGAGTTAAAACCTCAGATTTAAAAGTAAAGTCTTCGCGAATACTATCTCCAATATGCGAAAAATACTTTTCTGTCTGAAAATATCCAAACAAATTTACATTATCAGGACACTTATCAACATATTCTTGGGAATAATTATATTGCTTTTCTTGATAATAATTTCCAGATAAAAACTTTTTATTTTTTAGATTTGGGAGAGTAAATGCTTCAAATAGTTGATGATCTTCCCATTCATTCTTAAAGTCCGATTCAGGAATACAAAAATCATATCCTTTAGTTTCTACAATACCCCGTAGTGCTGCATATTGGAACATTTGATTTCCAAGTCTTCCTTGACGACCCATGTGATTAAATCCAATCATAATTTCGTATTCTTTGGTAAATGATAATGAAATCCAAAAGGTACTATTCCTTCAGTTTCTTTAATTGGTTTTTCGTGAGCAAATTTTGCCGCGACTTCTATTGGTGCAAACTTGCATCCACATCTTTCGTATATATGCCTATTATGAACACATATATTTCCGTCTTCAGCAAAGTTATTTGCATTCATATGCTTATAAAAATTTCCTCGATTTACATCCCATTCTATATGTTCATGTTTAGGAACATCAAGTAATTTTTTACTTCTTAAACTAAATCCACCATTTCCAACTCTTTGATGATTTCCAAATGGATCAATATAAGCATTTTCATTATATTCCCAAAGAGCACCAATATAGTCATATTCTAACCAAGAATTTTCCCATTTATCCGGATTAATAACAAATCCATCTGCCTGTATTAACAAACAATGAGATGTATTCACATGATTAGTTAAATTATAGATACAGTAATAACTATAGTCATTAATATTATTGATTTTATAACATTCGGAATATTCAATAAAATCCGGAAGATCTTTAGGTCTTTCGTGAGTAACTAATCTTACTGCACCAAAATTAATACCTTCAACACTCTTTTTAAAAGCAAAATATGTTTGGGAAAGATTTACTGAAGATATGCAGATAAGTGTTACATCAGGTAGATTAATCATCTGTTTTAATTGAGTCATTAACTATTTTAACATAAAAATTTCGAATGTCCAAGCAATCAAGATCAATTTCTCGCATCTGATCAAAGAGATGCCCATTAGAGAGTAGGTATTCTTCATTCACTTCCGTATAATCATTTACAAAAAGAACTGGATAATCTCTAAAAAGATATTCGAGATATTTATTTTTCTTCATAACTGGTACTCTTCTCATATAAAGAACCTCCCAATTACGATGACAATCAACAGCATTTCCTTCTGGACATATCATAAATTTTGATTTCTTTAAAGAAGACAAATAACTATTATAATCTACAGTTTCAATTTCAACTTTTGCCCAAGATTTATCTAAAAATAATTGTTTTATTCCAGATCTTTCTTTCGAATTCGTACTAGTACTATGATTAATATAAAGAAGTTGTTCAATATCCTCTTCGGTGGAATATATAAAATCTAAAAGAATTTGTTGTCTATTATCCCCTAGGTGTAGTTTTCTTTGAATTCCATAAGGAATTGGATTAACTTTACCACCAAAACTCAATGCATTTGCTGCATTTACACTTAAAACATTATCTGGAATCTTATCGAAAATAAAATTATCAATGGGTGTATCTTCGAGATTTGTGAAGATTATAAACTTTTTATTTGGAAATTGAGAGCACAAATTTAAAAGATCACTCTCTTTCATCAAAGAGTTCACATATGATTTGTCTTGAGGTTTTACACTTTCAATTTCTCTGTTGTAAAGTCTTATATTATCGATAAACAAAGTTATATATTTTTTCTTTGATGATAATATTGTTTCCACAAATTCCAAATTTAAAAGGTTTGCCGGTTTCATAAAATGCCCAGGAACATTTCCAAAACTTCCCGATTGATCCCCAAATGAATAGTCGCATAAATTCGAAAGACTTACGCCATCAATTGGTTTCATTTTTTCTTAAAACTGAAATAAAATATCCATTATGCCAATCACTATTTTGTTTAGTATTTTCCTCCGAAGGATAAGAATTATCATCAGTAGTCCTAATATCAGTTGAAAATATTACATCAAGTTTCAGTTTTTCAATTGCGTTCATTGTGCCATTTCTAACTCTTTCCCAATTCCAGTCATCACAGATAAAAATAAACTCATCATCTAAAGCAGGTTGAGCAACCATTAATCCATCATATTGATCCCTCTCTTCATGTGGTCCATCAAAAAGATATACATTATACTTTCCAATCTCACCGTAATTAATTTTCCTAAAATCTACTTCCTCAAAAACTATTTCAATATCATCACATTCATCCACGCATTTTCGGACATTTTCACAAAAAACATTTTTAGGTCCACCAAATTCGGACCAATTATCAATACAATAAGTCTTTACTCCATTTCCGAAAATTGCAGAACAAGAAGTAGAACCTTTCCAACATCCAATTTCAAGATATCTGGGATCTTCTAAAGATCCTATAAGGTTATTAATAAAATGTCTGTACTTTCTGCCAGACATTCCATCCATTTCTAATATCCAATCAGGTAGTTTACTTTTTTTGGTTTCTACATCCTTTAAAATATTTTCAATTAAAGAAATATATTTACTATTTTTTATCATTTTTTAATTCCCCAAAAATAAAGATCTTCACATGGATTGATATACGTTCTCATATGTTTAATAAACTCAGTAGGATTATCATAATCTACAGTACTATGAAACTCATAATCGTAAAATATATCGTCAAAAGATTCTTCAAATGATTCTCGAAAATCTTGCTCATCTAAATTTCTATAATATTCCCAACCAATGTTTACAGTAAGTGGAGATGATTCAGAGTCTGATCTACTTGTTCCATGCTCCTTTCTCCCAGTCGTTGCGCAGGTAAATATAACTAATCCCTCACTTTTACACATTCTTACCATATTAGAAAATGTTTCTGCCCAATATGGATTGTGTTCAAAACACTCTCCAGAGGCACATACATCATACGATTCATCTGGAGCATCATATTCTTGCCCTTGAATCACTAAATCTACACCTTGACCTTCCCCAACATCAATTCCCAAATAGTCGCAGTCAGTAAATAAAGATCGCATTGATCCATTAATATTTAAACTACCCACTTCAAGAACTTTAGTTTTTTCAAAATATTTTGGGAACTTATCTTTTACATATAAAATAAAATCTTTTTGAGTGCTATGTGCCATTTTTATTTTGTGAATTTTAAAATGTATAATCCGTTTTTCCATTGCTCTAATAGGTCTTGATATTTCTGTTTTCCAGACATATCAAATGCTTCACACTTACTATAACCAGATATTTTTGCAAGATCAAGCAGAGGTTCTACCCATTCTGATTTAATGACATCTTCAATAATCAACATTCCGTCATTTTTTAATTTTGAAAAGTAAATTTGAATGACTTTTTCGAAAGATTCGTATGTATGAACACCATCATCAACAATAATATCAAAATACAAATCTTCAAATAAATTGAGTGCTTCAATAGAATACATATCTATCCGATGACATATTGTACCTTCTATTTGCTCGAATTGTTCAATATCACCACCATAAACATTAGAATCTGGATGAAAATATTCTTTCCATATTCGAATTGAACCACCACCCCTAATTCCAATTTCTAAAATATTAATTGGAGATTTTACATAAGATTTAAATTGGTTTTCGTAAAAATGATCATAGTATCCCAACTGATATTTGTCAGTACAATATCCTCCTTGCAAATATCTTTCAGATAAGGTCATTCTTTTTTTTCTTGCCATGTAATTACTCCTTATTTTTTATTTGTTTACAAATCCAATTATACGTATTACAAATACCTTCTTCAAGTGTCTGAGAATAATCCCAACCCAATTCTTTACGAATCAACTCATTATTTGAATTACGACCACGAACTCCAAGAGGTCCATCAATATGATTCTTTTCAACTTTCTTACCAGAGACTTTAGCGGCAGTATCAACAAGTTGATTGATGGTCACCATTTCTTCAGAACCAATATTAACGGGCCCAATAAAATTTGATTCCATCATTCTACGAGTTGCTTCAATACACTCATCAATATAAAGGAATGAGCGAGTTTGGAGACCATCACCCCATACCTCTATCGCACCACCCGTTTCAGGAAGATATGCAACCTTTCTACAAATTGCTGCGGGTGCCTTTTCTCTTCCACCTTCCCAGGTGCCTTCAGGACCAAAGATATTATGATACCTAGCAACCCGAACAGGGATCCTGTAATTACGATGATAAGCGAAAAACAGTCGTTCGGAGAAAAGTTTTTCCCATCCGTATTCTGAGTCTGGTGCTGCTGGGTATGCTGATTCTTCACGGCAGTCAGGTTTATCAGGATCTAGTTGATTATGTTCTGGATACATACAAGCAGATCCAGAGTAGAAAATTTTAGTTTTATTTACCCCCTTGAAATTATTAAACTGATGAACTGCTTCCAGAACATTGAGGTTAATAGTTGCAGAGTTATGCATAATGTCCGCATCATTTTCACCAGTAAAGACAAACCCTGCCCCACCCATATCAGCAGCAAACTGATAGATTTCATCAAATGTATCCAGATATTGTGATGCAACAAAGTGGTAAAAGTTTCCACAATGTCCTTTAAACTGAATTACTCTCTCAACAAAACTCATATCTCTCAGATCTCCACGAACGAATTCGTTTGCCCCAGAAAGAGAAAACTCTGGATATTTAAGATCCACACCACGAACCCAATAACCTTCAGAACGAAGTCTTTTGACCATGTGACTCCCAATGAAACCACCAGCACCTAGAACCAGTGCTGTTTTTATATATCCACTCATAAATTAATTAATATCTATAATATATATACCATAAAAGAAGAGTTTAGTAAACTCTTCCTTCTTTTATGCTCATGTGAGAGCGTCTTTTGTTTTGCCAGTTCCTTTAAAGACTCTCTATGTCTTCGTCGTCATTTTTTATATAACAAGGAACTCTATCAGGATCTAGCCATTTAGTATAATTAAAATCCTCCATCGCAGTCAAACACTGCATTTGATTATCAAACAGATAGATATCATTCCATCGTTTTGTATAGTAGTCTTTTTTTTGAAGACGATAATCAGGTTTACCATTGATTTCGATAATACCTTTTTCTACAAACCTATATTCTTCTTTTTCAAGAATAACTTTAGATTGTATCATCGTACTTCTGCGATTTCAAGATCTTGGACAAGATAATCAATTAGGATTTCGTAATTATCAAGAGGATCATCAGAAAAGATAACTCCCTCATTTTGATAAAACTTACGAACTTTTTTGTAAAGTTTGGGATTCTTTACATCAAGATAAAAATCACCATTCGCTGCAGCACGAAGTGTTTGAAGATCTTTTTTAAATTTAGAAGTAAGAGTCATTTGACTTGTTTGTTGACTTTTTTATTATAAGGTATTGGTAGTTGAAAGTCAAGAGAGACACTTTCCAAAGTGTCTAATGCTCGTTGTCGGTTACGATCCGACCTGTGCCGATTTATGAGATCGGTGCTTTCACCAGATAGCTAAACGAGCAAATACGAGTGGGCGGTTACGATCCGCCTCAAAGCCGCTAATCTGGCGGAAAGAGTTTATAAGACTCCTCTGACTACCAAGTCTCACTCGCATAAAAGTTGCCTTGAAGCAACTTATAAGTCTCATAGGTTGCCTTGACTTAACAACCTTCTTCGTGATCCGTGTGTATTCGTATCAGGTCGTCTTCTTCCTCATAAGGAACTAACATAGCATCTCCGTGATCGCTGTGTATAAGAAAAGATTCACCACTTTCGACCTTATCCAAATAAGAATCAAAGTTTTCTTGAAGGTCCTCAATCGTAATAGTTTTCATAGTTCTCAAAAAGGATTAGCATAAACCAGAGTATCATCGTTCAGTTTAGAACGGACAACCTCCAGTACATTTATAAACTGTTCCACGCTCTTACACTCAACAACACGCTCTCCACCTTCATTAGAATAGAGATAGAACTTACGAGCGAGAGTATCAACAACACAGCGGGTCAGGGTCTCTTCAGCGGGCATTAGGAGCGGTTCGTTTGATTACCTTCGTATTATAGGGCATTCTGGGGCAGGTGTCAAGTGTGCCAGTCGAAAAACTGGTAATCCAGAAGGTTGGGATCGAACCAACGTCCTCACCGCCCCAAACGGTGCCGTCTACCGCTGACTTACTCCTGGTTATACAATTCCTCATCGTCCTCATATTTAGATGGTTCCTCAAAAAGTTCTTCCATCTTGAGTTTTTGAATGCGACCATAAAGTTCATTATAGTCGTCAGCTGGCATTTTGTCAAAACTTACAACCATTAGTCCATCTCCTCTTTTAACTCCTTTCATTTCTGGGTGCCCCTTAATTTTAGGGTTTTCTCGGTATCCATGACTTTCGTTCATTATCATCCAACCTTGTATCACCATAGACATCGCAATCGCAAATAAAATTATAAAAGGTATAAAATAAAGAACTTGCATTTCATAAAACCCAATGTTTTATCAACCATATCGAATGTATAATACCAAAAACAAATAAAGAACCAATAACTCCACTAATTAATCCAACACGAACTTCATGATTTTTTATGGATTCATTTATCATAGATTGAACTTCTTCTTTATTCATTTAAAAAATCCTCATAGATTTTTTTAATTTCTTCATCAACATCATTTAAATCCTGATGAGAAGATTTCCAATTCGAAGATAATAATTTATCTATACATCGATACACTTGATTTTTAAGAGGGATTTTCATACGAATAAAAGAACTCAAAAGAAATTGTCTTCTTTGCCATTTTTCATCTTTCATTTTTTCCATTTAGATATTTTTCTAAAGGATCTCTTTTGGTCTTTATGATTTCACATGCTCTTTTATAAAACATATTATCTAGATTGCCGGATTCTTCAAATGTTTTTTTGATCTTTACCCAATTATCATAGGTATGTTGATCCATGAAGTTTTTAACTGTAATATTAATAATTTATCTTAAAGACAATATTGACTTTAATTTTTATGTGTGGATTTTATAACACAAAACATTCAACGAATCTCAAAGTCTAAACGGCGAACTTTACGTTGTCTTCTGGATTCTTGCCAGGCAATATCGTCATTTGTGAGAATATTATTATTTTTTTTCGAATTTGGTGTATTTAACATTACTATATTATTTAAATCAAGTGCAGTGATTTTAGTGTTGTTTACTATAGTTGCCATATTAAAACATCCACAAGAAACTGTTTTTGATGAGCGACCCTCTAGTTCTCTATTACAAGATTTACACCTAATTCGTAAGTTTTCCATGATATTTTCATATTTCTTTGGGTATTTATATGTTAAAAAAGCGGATGAAGAGTGCCGCCCTCTCTACCTGAGGTTTGGAAAACCCCCGCTCTGCTGTTGAGCTACATCCGCATATGAGACAATTATAAACTATTTAAGTTTGATTGTCAAGTGTGATGGAGTAAGTGTGATATACCTCATAAGGATATAACAGGGACTTACTCTCTATCAGTTTATATATTACACCATTTCTGGGATGGTTGTCAAGTAATTATGTGTTCTCTATAAACTTTGTATCCCTTATGATGACTCCTTTTACCCTTTACGACCTGATACATATTGGTTTGTTGTAAATTATTTCTATCACAATAATCAAGAAGATATTTTGTCCTTACTATTTCTCCTTCTGGAGTAGTTATAATATAGTAATAACTTATACTATCATCATTTTTTGATATCCTACCTTTTCTAAATCCTTCCGGTATTAATTCCGCTTTGTTTATCCTGCAGGTTCCTTCCTTAGTTCCATTAGTAATCCACATTTTACCATACTGTGAATTACTTTCTCCTTGCTGGTGATTTATTTCTTTCAGTTTTTCCTTTTGTTTTCTCCTTGCTTCTGGTGTTCTTGCTGCTTCTACTGCCAAAGGTTGATAAATCTTTATTTTTTCAATATGCTTTTCTTTATTTTTATTCCAACTTTTAATTTGTTTTTGTCTAATTTCTTTTTCTAATTGCGGATTATTTTTTAACTTTTCTTGTAGTCTATCATTTCCAATTTTACCAAATATTTTTTGCTTTTCAACAATAAACTCTGCTTCACTTATTTGTCCCGATAATCCTCTCCACGCTACATAATCTTCCATATTATTCCACAACTGATAGTTACAATAATGAAACATAGCGTGTTGTGCTATTGTAACTTCTACAAGATTTTCCTCACCATCAGCACCTCCCATATATCTTGGGATAATATGATGCTTATGTATTAAGGGACTTTTGGAGCAGTCCATATCTTATTCTCCGTAGTTGATTGGCATTATTATTTATACAAGAAAAGGAGCATTTCTGCTCCTCTCCTACCTTAAAGACGCCAATCAACTAAGGCACCATTATTTAGTTGTTAACGAGGACGGAAAGATTCGAACTTTCGGCCGACGGGGTAGAAACCCGCTGCTCTTAATTCCACTGAGCTACGTCCCCAAGAGACCCTCAGGTTTGTGCGTCACTTCATAATACTCAACGCATCTAGAATTGCCAAGTATTATTTTGTTGAAGGATAGGCATAGAGGGTCGTAATAGATAATGCAGGTGAGGTATCATCCCGCAGGCGTTCCCATTCTCCTTTTGCTTTCCTTACCTTATCTACAACAGGGGCGATCAACTCCCTGACCTAAGAAACTTAGGATTTAGAAGAAGACCCGGACATTTCCAGACCTTCTCTGCGGTCTCTCAACCACCCTCATAGAATAGCACCCAGAACCCGTGCTGTCAATCCTTTGCTTCCTTGCGAGCGTTTTTCTCTTCGGTAATCTCGCCTCTGCGGGTCTTTACGAGTTTTGACATTTCCTGAAGTGCCTTGCGAGCACGAGTTCCGGCGGCATTATTACCAGCGGAGAACTTTTCGTCTTCTACTTTCCATGCTTCAACAGCGTTCAGTAGTTCTTGTGATGTAGTCATAATGATTTCCAAAATAAAATAGGATATGTTTATATAGGTTAAAAATTACTCAAAGGGTATTTCACGAGGGTCTGGAGCAACCCACGCACCACGAATACCCATGGTTCCGTCAGCAAACTCATAATAAATTGCGTTTTGTACGATAAGTTTTTGTAGAGTATCATACTTTGGTTTATTGATTTCTTCCAAAATATTTTTATTTTTCATATTAATTACACGATTTTTTTGTTCTTCTATTTCGTAAGATATAATCGCATAATCAACTTCGTTTTCTATTTTTTGTTGTAGAAGTTTTGGATCCCGATTAATAAGATTGTTGAGTTGATTATCAACCTCATCAATTATATTATCAGGCAAATCCCACTTTATAAGTTTTCGGAGTTCGTTATAATACTTTAGAATATCTTTTTCTGAAATATCACATTTTACCGTTAGAAAAGCGAGAAATGATGCTATCGCCACAGCAACTATAGACGCCTTTCTAGATATTTTTAGATTAAATAAAACTAAAAAATTAGGTCTTTTTTTCATAATCTTCAATTAATTGGTTGACTATTCTTTTAATTCTATAATCTAATAATTCACCATCTTTAATAATGTAATCATTTAGGACATCAATTCCAAGTTTTAATTGAAGAACATCAACGAAATTAAAGAGTTTTTCTTTTTTTACTCCCGGAACAAGAGAAATCAAATCAATTGAACCTTTAAGTAAAAGACTCACTTTTACATAGTGAAAAATATCATATCTTTTTTTACCGTAGTGAAACTTATGCTCTTTCCCAAAAATCATCAATAGCATCATCTACTAGTTTATTAATATGTATATTATCTATGTTATTTTTTGGTTCTTCTAATTTTTTTGTATCAAATGTGAGAGTGGGTGTGATGTTTCCATTCTCTTCTACTTTGATTTTTGTACCGAATATTGTTCCATCTGGTTGAAATTCTACCGAGTTATGGGAATTAAGTTTTATCTCTCCCAAGTTAGTGTCAACTTTAAGATATTCTACTTTTGATGCAATATCTATAATTTTTTCTGGTTCTTGTGGAAGATTTTTTGACATAAAAAAGAGGAGTATAGAACTCCTCAATATTTATTTAATTATATCTATTATCAAACTGAAGTAGTAATCAGTCTCTTTGAGTAATCATAAGCATAGTCAGTTCTTGCTCCATGATCGCCCCAACGTATCCACTTTCTAGCAAGTTTCATATATTGATGAATGGTCTTACCAGGTGTTTTCATATAAGGTTCAATCATCTTCCAATCACCCTCATACAACATATAATCAAGTTGTGTATCAAGTGAGGAAGGATTGGCACCAATACGAGCAGCATGTTTTCCTAATCCATAAAAACGAGGAGCATTAGTCCATTGGATTAAACCATACCCTCCACCGCAATTAAGATAAGATACTCTAGCACCACCCTCACATACGTTAGGTGTGAAGGTAGATTCTTGGCGAATATTACCCATAATGGTCGCTAGGGCATTTTTGTCAGTAACTCCACGATCCTGAAGAAAGTCCAGAGTTCGTGATTCATTATGATTACATCCTTTACAAATTAATCGTTTTACTTTAGGTTTCTCGGGAACAACCTCTTTGGTCTCTGTCTCTTGAGTAGGCGCTTCTGGAACAATCGCAAATGGTGGTTGTACTGAAGATGTTGCCATACTCGGTGCTGGCAGTGTTGCCGCTGATGTTGCAACCGCACCTAAAAGAGCTACGGTCACATTTGTTAGGTTTTTAAGCATTTAGTTTAATTGAATTCGGCATCCGTATAAAAGGGGGGTATACCAACCCTCTCGGGAGGCACCTTCCACGGCTCTAGTTTTCAAGTCAAAGACTCATTACGAAAAAACCCACTTTTAGAAGTGGGTTTGAGACATTATATGCGATTATTTAGGTTTTGTCAAGAGGTTGGAGTTTTTACGTCCATCTCTTCTTCATCAGTCCACCCCTTTTCTTCCAAACAAAGATATTCGAGTTCTTCTACTCCTTCCGGTATATTAATCCACTCATCAAACTCAGCAGCAAGTGCCTTTGCATTTCTATGGCGATCTGCATCATGAAGTAACTCGATTTTTCCAATTACCCAGTCTCGAACTTGCACTACTGATTCACTCTCAATCTGCGTTCCCACAATAATCTCCTCATGGATTGTTTCATTTTCTATCCTTTCCGGAATTAAAGGATACTCATATTTTACTGCATTCTTTTCTTTTGTCAAGTAGGTAATGAGTTTTTTGATTGCCTTAAAGAGTTCCATAAAAATTTTAACCGGTATAACCATAATACCATATATATCAAGGCATACATAGTCATATCAGAATTATTAATGAAATGACTTGGAAATATAATCAAAAAGATTTTACGGAAACTCCAAAGGATATGGAGGGGTTTGTTTATCTTATTATTAATTTGACAAACGATAAAAAATATATCGGAAAAAAGAATTTTTGGACCAGACAAAAAGATAAAAAAACTGGAAGAAGAAGAAAAAAAGAAGGTGATTGGGTAAAATACTTTGGATCATGTGATGAACTTGTTAAAGATGTTAAAATACTAGGCGAAGATAAGTTTTCAAGAGAAATCTTGCATTTATGTCCTCATAAAAAATCTATGAGTTTTTATGAAACTATGGAGCAGTTTAAACGGGACGTAATTTTTAATAACAATTATTACAATACAAATATAGAAGGTAAATTTTTTAGTAGTGAAGTAGAAAGAATTTATAATCTAGTAGAACACTCTTTATATAATTAAAAAATAGTAATTAAACTTATTATCCCAGTTTACTAGGGATTATGCTTTTACCATTCAACCAAATATAAGAATAGTCGTGATCTCCAAAAAGAAAATCATCATATTCGGCAGCATCTTTATAGGCATTCAATATTTCTTCTTCGCACCATTCATCATAATTTGAATCTTGTAGAATGATTTTGGGATTCACAATTTAAATCCCGAAAAACTATCAGGTTTTACATCAGATTTAATACCACCAACCAAATAACTAGTAATTTCCGATTCTTGTGGAGCTATTTGTACTTCTTTAGAGTTCAACCAGTGTGAGGTCCAGGGAAGTGGATTATTCTTCGCAGGAATATCGTAAATCGGACGAAGACCTATTGATTTCATTCTACGATTAGCGGTCCATTCTACGTATTGCTGAAGTAGTTTATCATTCAATCCAATCATACTTCCGTCCTTAAACAAATATTCAGCCCAGTGCTTCTCCTGATTTACAGCATTCTCAAAGGTCTTATAAGTCCATTGTTCTTCTTCTTTAGCGATCTTCTGCATATCAGGATCATCACCTTCCTTCCATTTGTTAAGAATGTTTTGAGTAATGACTAAATGTTGATTCTCATCCCTGGCGATTAATGAGATGATTTTTGCACTTCCTTCCATAAGTTTGAGTTCACCAAAGGCGAAACTGCAAGCAAAACTAACGTAGAAGCGAATACCTTCAAGAATATTAACATTTGCAACTGCTCTGTAGAGTTTTCTTTTGAGTTCATATCTTTCTACCTGTGCGTAAGGAACTTGTTCTTGAGCGTGTTTCCAAAGTTCAGATGTTCCATAATATTGAGCACCATTAATAAAGTCATTATACGCTTCAGTTACACTTACTGCTCTTTCCAGAATGCGATCATCACGAAGAATAGTATCAAATACTTCAGAGGGATCTGAATAAACATTTTTGATAATATATGTGTATGAACGAGAATGAATCATTTCCATAAACTCCCAAACTTTCATACATGCCTCAAGTTCAGGAAGAGAGCAGTATGGAGCAAATGCCATACCGGGACCTCTTCCCTGAACCGAATCAAGCATAATCTGATACTTTAGATTGGAAGTAAAAATATGCTTTTGTTCTGGGCGAAGAGTTTGATAATCTCCTCTATCTTTTTGTAGAGAGATTTCTTCGGGTCTCCAGAAATAACTTAACTGCTGTTGAGTTAGTTTATCAAATACTGGATACTTATAGGAATCATATCTTTGTATTCCCAGAGGTTGACCAAAAAACATGGGTTGCTTTTTGGTATCTACTTCTTGAGAATTGAAAACAGTCATTGACTGAATCATCTTTTTTTCCTCTAAACCTGTTTTGAAACTAAAAGTCATAATTTTTTCTCTGATAATCTACTCAACACTCTTATATTTAATAAACTTAAATACTACAACTTTCGCAACTTTCCTCATCGGTTTTCATAATATCATCCAGAAGCATTTGAAGATCTGGTTTAGTTTCCTCTTCTTCATCGGTCTTAATATCATAAGTATTTTGATAATATGCAGTCTTGTGTCCTACAGAATAGGAATAAAGCATATCTCGTGCCATTACGCTAACAGGAACTTCATTATCGGGATAATTTTGCGGATTATAGGACCAGTTTCCAGAAATCGCTTGATCGAAGAACTTTTGCATAACTGCAACAATATTAATATAGCCACGATTGCCAGGCATATCCCAAAGAAGCGTATAATTGTTCTTAAGAGATTGATACTGGGGGACAATCTGTTTAAGAGGGCCCTTCTTTGATTTTTTAATCGATAAGTATCCACGAGGTGGTTCAATTCCATTAGTTGCATTTGAAGTAACTGAACTACTTTCTGAAGGCATTTGGGCGGACAAAGTTGAGTGTCTTAATCCATCTTTTAATATAGATGCCCTAAGTGATTCCCAATCATGCTGTAATGGTGTAGAAGAGATTTGATCTACATCTTTTTTATATGTATCAATCGGTAAAATACCATCTGAATATTTGGTGCGACCAAAGTATTCACAATGCCCCTTTTCTTTAGCGAGTTGATTTGATGTCTTTAGAAGATAATACTGGAAAGATTCAGAAAGTCCATGAACGGCATCCCATGCCTCCTGTGAGTCGTAGTTGAACCCAAGTTTAGCAAGATAGTGTGCCAGACCGATGTATCCAATACCGAGTGCTCTACGGCGCTTTGTAAAGTTCTCTGCCGCTTTCACCGGATATTGCTGATAGTCAATTAATTCTTCTAATGCACGGACCGAAAGATTACAAAGTTCCTCAAGTTCTTCGTCAGATTTTACCTTACCAATATTAATTGCAGAAAGAATACAAGTTGCTATTTCTTGAGGACCGTCATCATCAATATGTTGAATTGGTGTCGTCGGCAAAGAAATTTCGACGCAGAGGTTTGACATTACAATTTGGTCTTTAAATGAACCATGAGAATTGGCATGATCTATATTCATAATATAGATACGACCTGTTTCAGCTCTTTCTTTAAGAAGTTTAAGAATAAGTTCTTGTGCCTTAATAGCTTTCTTTTGAATGGAAGAATCGTTCTCGTACTGGACGTACAGATCGTCAAATTTGTCTGTTCCAAAAGAATCATAAAGTCCAGGTACATCATGGGGAGAGAATAATGTGATTTCCCCATCTTGAATGAATCTTTCATAAAATATTTTAGATAATTGTATTCCATAATCCAATTTACGAACTCGGTTATCTTCGGTTCCTTTATTATTTTTAAGAACAAGAATGTCTTCTATTTCTTGATGCCAGATAGGAAAAAAGCAAGTTGCAGAACCACCTCTTATGCCGTTTTGCGTACAGCATCGTACAGTTGATTCAAACTTTTTAAGGAAAGGAACAACGCCAGTGTGCTGAACTTCTCCACCTCTAATTTTACTGTTGATACCACGTATTCTGCCTGCGTTAATGCCAATACCAGCCCTTTGTGAGACATACCTGCCAATAGCCATATCGCTACTAAAGATGCTATCGAGGGTGTCATCAACATCAACCAAAACACAAGATGCAAATTGACGAAGTGGTGTCCGGACCCCTGCCATGATCGGTGTTGGGATGTTGATTTTGTGCTTTGAGATTGCGTCATAGTACCTCTTTACATAAGAAAGGCGAGTTTCTTTTGGATACTCTGAAAAGATTGTCAGAGCAATCATCATATACATGAACTGCGGTGTTTCATATACTCCACCACCACTACGGTCCTGAACCAAATACTTATCAACTACCTGACGAAGACCGGCATAAGTAAAAAGATAATCCCTATCATGATTAATAAAAGAATCTACTTTTTCAATTTCTTCTTCAGTATAAAGTTTTAGAATCTCTTCATCATACACCCCACATTTAACACATTTTTGAATGTGCTGAAATATTGTAGGACATTCGTGCATACGACCAAACAACTGCTTGCGGAGAGCGAACAGAAGCAGGCGAGCGGCAACAAACTGATAGTTAGGGTGGTCTAGGTCAATAAGGTCGCTTGCAGAGCGAATTAGGATCTCCTGAACCTCCGCTGTCGTAATACCATCATAGAACTGAATACCTGACTGCATCTCAACTTGACTTGCAGAAACTCCGGCAAGGTCTTTACATGCCTCCTCAACCATAAGATGAAGTTTATTAAGATCTAAACTTTCTAATGACCCATTTCTTTTAATAACTTTTGTTCCGTTACTCATACTTTTTTCCACTCGTTAAACTTTACTGTTGCGGTTAAACCTTCGTATGTATTTGATTCTATCACATCTTGAACGTTAAGTCCAGATAAAATCATATCATTAATATCCTTATGTTTTATATTTTGAGGCCAAATAATTACCTTTTCTCCTCTATTGATTGTTTTTGATATTCGATTGACGATTTCTCTGTTGCGTGGTTCATTATCAAAAACCCAAATATAATCGCTCCAACCAAACGACCTAATATCAATATCGGACCCGCACATAGCAACAGAGTTTTTAATAAATGTGGAGTCGAATGGTCCTTCAACGATGTAAATCGGTTTTTTGGAATCAATTTTTTCAAGTCCATAAATCTTTGGAGCATCATCATTAAGCATTACGGTGATATATTTATTGGTAGAAGATTCTATTGCTCTTCCCTGAAATCCAATCAAATTATTATCAACATCATACATGGGTATAATGATACGAGATTCATCTTTATCAATATTCTTAAATGTATGTTTTTGTTGATTCACCCAATACTTAAATCTTTCGGCAAAATAAAACTTTTCTGGTTTTAATTTTCTCTTCTCAAGATATTCTTTACTGATAGGAACTTCTGATGCCTTTGGTAAATCTAATTTTTTTGTGAACTTTGGAGATTGGAAATTAAATTCAGGTTCTTTTGCTATAAAATTTCTTCCAGTATTTCCTTCTTTAAACTTTTCAAAAATATATTGTTTATAACTCGTAGTATCTATTTGCTTAAGAAAATTATTGAAAGAAATATTTGTTCCACAGTTATGACACTTAAAATTTGTATTATTTTTAACTTGATATAAATATCCTCTCGCCTTATTTTTATTTTTTTGAGAGTCGCCACAAATAGGGCAACGAAAATTATAAAGATTATTCTTTACCTTCTTAAACTTTTGAAGTCTTGAAGATATTAAATTGATGTACTTAACATCAACAAAGTCCATAAACACACATTAATTGGTTTTATTATTCTAGCAGATTATCTCCCTTTGTCAATACAGAGAGATGTAAGTATTGCCGTCCATTTAATGACAGAATTTGTTATTTTTTGTAGCGAATATGTAGTAATTTGCCTTTTAGTTTTCACTACATTTGGTTTCGAGTACTTAAATATTTATTTTTTTTCTATCTGTCCTTGTGGAGAATTTGGAGTCAATATATCAACTACTGTTGTCGATTGGGAAAGTACAAAAGAAAGAATAATTATAGATCCAACTATTATCCAACGAAACTTTACAATTTCTTCTACTTTAATCTCTAAAGATTTAATTTTATCTGCCACTAATTCGTGTTGTTCTCGGTTTTCATCCTTTAATTCGTGTATCATATTAGAAATCATATTATCAGTTTTTCCACATTGGTCTATTTTTTCTTCATGGACAGCGAGCATTTTACTGATGTTTTGACCAGTTTTACCCATGATTTGAATTGCTTCGTCTATTTTTTTCATCATAAGTTCGTAAGAGGAAATCCTTTCTTCTAAAACAGCAATTTTTGTATCGGAGGCGGCGTTTCGTTGATTAAACATTTTACTTTTAGTTCTTGAAGATACTGCTCTTAACTACAAAACGAATACTTCAAGTAGTATTAAAAATATTTATTTGTCTATTGATTTTACCCACTTTTTATATGGTGGCAAAATTCTCCTAAAATCTACCGTTCCATTTTTCTTTTTTTTTCCCATTAAAGGATCAAATCCTGCAACAGGTCCTTTAGGATCAGCAGCACTAGTAAATCCCCCACTACCGACAATCATTCCCTCTTCTTTTAGATTTCTATAGTGGCGAAATGCCTCAATAATTTTATCAATCTTCTTCTTTTCCATTGTAGATTTTGTAAAGTTCCTTTAGACAAATCAAATCAACTTGGATGTCATGAATACTAGATTTTGGATATTCTGGTAATCTATTAAGAAATATAATAAATGATTTAACAGCAGACCACATATCATTTTCTATTTTAAAAAAGAGCATGGGGGTTGTTGCTTCACCAAAAATATTGTAAAGAATAATAAAATGATTTAAAATTAAGTGAGTTTTAAGGTCCCCAGATTTCCTATATCTTTTCAACAATCGTTTAATATACTTAAAATGATTTAAATCCTTTTCAAAATCTTCTTTAGTGACAGATTGAGGATTTTCATAATTTTTTATAGCAAATAAGAGGAAATTATCCTCATTCAGTTCATTAAAAATCATAATTTATCATGAAACGGTCATTGTTGCAATTCCAGAAGTTACCGAAACGTCTCCGGAAGTAATTACGACACGATACTTATAATTGTTCTTACTTGCATTAGTGTTTGTAATGTTTACGCTAGTTGCTGTTTGTCCCGAAAGGTTAGCAAATGTTCCAGTATTAGGATCTTGCTGCCACTGATAAGACGGAGATGCATAAGAAGGTGCTACGGAAGCAGTTACACTAAATGTTGCAGTTGCCGTAGTTCCTACACCAATAGAAGAAGGTTGAGATGTAATTGTAATAATTGCATCAGGGAAAACTACATCATCAGTAGCATCACCCGGAGTTCCAAATGTTGCATTAGATCCACTAGTAATTTCGGACATTGCAACAAGTGTTTCTGTCTTAACTCTCATCTCACCTTCAGAACCAATATAAGTTTTAATACCTACCCAACCAGCATGAGTGACTGCATAATTTGTTGTTGCTGTTGCGCCAGTTTCGTAAATATCAACACCATAGATTAATGCGATTGTTGCTCCGGCACCTGCTCCACCATTTCCATAATTTGAATCTTCCAAAGTATAAATTGGTCTTTGTGATAATGCGTAAGAAACTCCCGAAATAACAGCACCACTCAAATATTGAGTTGTTGCAATGGAAATTAATTCATCGGAAGTAACTCCAGAAATAACTGCAGATCCAAAAGTTGAACCAGTACCTATTGAAATTACAGTTCCCTCATCAATGCCTGCTGCAGTAAAAGAAGTTCCACTGCCAGTAATAGTTTTTGCAATGTAATCAACACTCACCGTTCCTGGTGAGAATAGATCGTCTGCAGTTCCCCAGAGTGCCATTTTTTTCTTCCGTAATTAGTTTATTCGTAAAAGTATTTATAAAAAATAGAGACCCAGTATTTGGGTCTCTAAAGTAAAATTATGTATTAATATCAGGGAGTTGGATCTTTGGCACCCTTATCTTTTAGAAGTTTTTGAGTTTGAATAATAACGAAAGAGACAAGACCGTTAGATTTAACTGCGGGAACTGCTCCAAGAAGCTCAGAAAGAATAAGAAGAATGGTTGCGAGTGCAGCTTCATTTGCGAGCACCCAAGCCCAGATTACGGCTAAAGACATAATGTACCTCGGTGTAAATGTATCCTATCTTATTTAGGAACTAGGTTCCTTTAGTATCCATCTTAAAGTTTACTGCTTTTTCTCTAGCAGCACGACGAATACCCACTATATGCTTTGGGGATTGTCTTCCAGAACCAGGTTCTCCGGCAGCAACGGGTATAACTTTTCCAATACGATCTTTAGATTTTTCTCTGGAACCACCATATTTTAGCCACGGTTCTTTTTCTACCCTTTTTTTAATTTGGTTATTTCCTCCCTCTACAGATGAACGACCAGTTGTAAATTTCTTTCCAGTTTCTTTAGCATATCTGGTCCTCTCATCCACTAATTCACCTTCTGGTTCATATCCAGCAGTAATAGAAGGATCAGTTCCTTTAGGTGCTGATCTCATTGCTTGAAGTTTTCTTTGCATAATTTGAATTTCCTGCTGTTTCATCCTATCCTGTTGTTGAGACTTTTTTTTCTGTTGGTCTTGATCTGGTTCTTGTTGAGTTTTTGATTGCATTTCCAGTGCTTGTTCTGCTATCTTTTTAGCTATTTTAGTAGCCGTTGCCATTTTAACTTCCATTCCACGACCAGGATATCTTTTTTCAAAATCCTTAAGATTCATTTTTTGTGCAATTTCTTCTCTCTTCTTTAATTCAGCAGGTGTTAAAGTTTTTTCATCGAGTTCAACTTCTTCCTTTTTAATTATAACGGAATCCTTTGCTACATCAGAATATGGTGCTTTTTCATAAGGATCAATAAGTCTCATCCCAATCGCAGTTGTTTCTTTCGCTTCACTACGAATAGATGAAAGTAAATCGTCAAGTTTGCTAGTTTTCTTTACTCTTGTCGTTTTTGTTTTTACTGCTGCTTTTGGTTTTGCTGGAGTTGTTGCTTTTGGTTTTGCCTTTGGCGCAACCTTTACTTTTGGTGGAGCAGTTTCACTACCTTCCCAAGGGTCGGCGGGTTTTTCTGCAGTTTTCTTTTCTGGTCCTTTATAAGAACCACTACTTACCTTTTCCTTCTGACCTACACCGGCACCACGATATGTTGATGATTTTCTTGTTCCGGTAGGTGAGACACTTGGAGTTTTATCACCACCCTCAATTTTACGAGCAACACCTAATGCACTTTTCGCAACCTTTCTTGCCCCAGTTGCTACTGCCTGTTTTGCTGCCTTTTTAACACCAGAAAGTTTTTTTCTTGCAATACTCAAGAGACCTTCTTTTTTCTTTTCAGAACCACCACCAGAAGAAGTATCGTGTCCAAAAGTTACTTTTGCTTCAACTAGGGCATACTCAATCGCTTCCTCAATATCATCTTCTCCATAACCTTCATTCAGAAGTTCATCATAAACACTTTCAACAATATAATCAACTTCATCAATCTCTACCATTTCAAGAAGAGATCCACCAAGTTCTTCTACTACTTCAGCAATATTTGGATTAATAATAATTTTATTTTTTACTGACTTTTCAGAGATTTTTTTTTTATCTTCGTTTTTACTGATTACATCCATAATTTCCGAAAGATCTTGTCTCCAATTTGAGAAACCTTCTTTGACTTCTTTTTTCTTTTTCTTAAACTTACCAGAAACTTCACCCTCTTCGTAACCAATACCATCCCCATCATCATCCCACCATTTCTTAACTTTCTTTGCTTCACTCATTGCTTTCTTTACTTTTAATGCAAGCGTATCTTTCTTTTGTCCGGGTTTTAACTTACGAACTTCTGCTGCAGGAGTATCATAAGTGGGTTGTTGTGGAGTAGAATTTTTAGGTTCTTTTAGTGCTTTTTCGGTTGCCTGAATATCAGCAAGTATTGCTCTCCCTTTTCTTGTCCTTTCTTGTTCTTTTTTCTTTGCGGGAGTAACCATTCTCGCCATCCTTTCTTCACGCGAACGAAGTGCTTCATCTACATATTCTTCATTCTTAATATTTTTCCTTTCTCTCATTGCCTTTGCTTTTGCAAGTGTTCTTTCTCTTGCTGCTTCTTGCTCTTCTTTTGAGATTGCAGTCACAGCACCAAGTCTTTCTGCAGGTTTGCCAGGAACTGCAGACTCAAAAATCTGCTCATAATAAATGGAAGAAATATCATTTACAATATTTTTAGACATCTTAATAAGTGCTTTGTTTTATTTTTCTATACCTATTTATAAAATCTGTTCCGTAAGTTTTTCCACCTTTTTGAAGATTTTCTTTTCCTGTTCCAACTGCCCCTGGCGTCATACTTGCATAATGCTTAAATGCACCTAAAGTTCCCACAAGAGTATTGGGATGTACCTTATCTCTCATAGGACTATCCATTTTCACTTCAGTGTATTCCATCAAATCTTTAATCCAGGACTTAAACATATAACCTTCTTCTGTTACGCAAATAAGATAATTAGTTCCTCTACGCACTACTTCACCAATCAGTCCAGTATTTAAGTTTTGAACATTATCGCCCATTCTAAAAATCTTACCTCTTACATAATTCTCACGAAGATTTTCCATATCATACTTTGGAGCAATATCCCAAAGATCATAACTTTCTTTCTTAACTTTAGATTTCTTGGCCCCCATTCCTTGACGAACTGAATTAAATAGTGCTTGAGTTTCTGCATCATCTAATGACTTTGGTGTTCCTCTGCGGAATGATGCAAAGTCATCGTCCATTACTGCTTTTCTCATCTTGGATGCAGACATTCCACTTACACCTTCTGCATCAGCATCACGAACACCAGCAGAAACAACACGAATTAAATCAAAGTTGTAAAGATCTCCATTATATTTCTGTGCAAGGTTCTCAAACTCTGCTTGACGATCTGAACCAACAACAATATTCACACTTGAGTATCCTTCCTCGTTTGCAGTTACAAGAACATCAAAGATTGTTTTCATCTTATAATCATTGATAATGTTCTCCTCAAATTCAGGGAACATCTTTTTCATATACGAAACTTTAAGATCAGGATCTAGTGGATTTTTCTTTGGATCTTGAGATCTTGATGGGTAGATTTTAACATCACCACCAGCAGAAATTCTCTTTGCAGACTTCAGAAGTTTTTCGTGCCCTACTGTTGGTGGATTGAAGCGGCCAAATACGACAGTCAGTGGTGGAAGTTCTTGCTCTGCTTCTTGGTCCTCCGGTGCTGCTGCAGGTGCTTGTGGTGCTTGAGGGGCGGGTGCTTGTTGAGTTGTGGGTTGATCGGTCGAAGAGGGCGCCGGTCCTCTCACCTTTCCTGCAGGTTCTTCTGGCCCTTTTGCCTGACGACCATCAATATACTTAAGTTTTCCTTTTTCAGTTCTTGCAACAACCTTACCAGATCGATCTAACCAACCACCATGGCCGTCTCCAGTATATCCAAGTTTTTTCGCTTGCATTGCTGCTTGCGACTCTTTTGCTTCTGTTAAAAATTTAAAGAAACTTTTCATATTGTTTGTTATTATACCTTTATTTATTTGTTTAATATATCTTTAAAAATGGTCCATTTGCAGATCCAAACTCTTTCTTTGCTCCATAATACAAAACTCTACACCAGTTCTTCATTTCACCTCTATTAGAAATTTGTACCCAAGTATTGGTCCATTCCATAGCAATAAGTTTTGAAGAGAATCTTCCAGCAGAACTTCTGTCACTTATGTTCGTTTCATATATGATTGCATTTTCCAAAACCTCTTCAAAAGTATCTCCAATTTTTTTACCATCTTGATATACCGCAACTTCACCAAAATCTACCATAGAATTATTTTTCAATTTATCATACAATCCTATCCAATATTTTTTATCAACATCCTTCCAATTTCCTACAGCAGGAATATGTGGATGTTTAGTTGCTGATGATGGTCTAGTCATTCCAAGATCTGAAAAAAACTTATCCATCGCAACGCTAGAAACCTTTCCAAGTTTTGCACCAGCATCTTTCCCCTTTGGCGTTAGATCAGTTTGAACTACGTTCCTTGCTTGAGAATATTGAAAATTTCTAGATTGCCCGTGTATTTGGCCCCCAGATTCTGTTTTTAAATCAAATCCAAGTTCTCCAGTATCAAATAAAAAATTTGCTTTTTTTCCTAAAGTAAGAGTGCATTTTAGGGAACCAGGAATAAGATCTATATTAACTCTCGCAGTTTTATCTCCACCCATATTTGCTAATTCTGCACTTGCAACTTTCTTGTTCTTTGATATTGCCTTTAAAGAAACGCCAATTAATATTTTATCTTGTAACGCTTCTTTCATATAAGTATTCAAAAGAGAGAGATTTGCCTGCTGACTTATTCCATCAATATTAGTAAGTTCTTTTATTGTTCCCTCAACCGTATTCTTCATATTTTTTTTAACCATAACAATATCCATAGGATTCCATCTATCTTTAACAGAAACTCCACATTCCTTTTTAGCAATACCTTCAATATAAGGCATTATTCCAGAATCTCTAGAATACTCATATCCTTTATTTGAACCAAGAAATTTTTTCAGTGCTTCCGATTGTTTTTTATAAGTTTCTTTCCATTCTGCATTATATCCACCATAGACTTTTAACATTACTGCGTCCGATGGTTCTTTCCCAGTTTCAATTACATATTCAAAAAAAACTCTTGAACCATTTTCTTGTTTAGCAGTTTCCGTAGCACTGGTAGCCATCTGTTATTGATTGATACTCTTTTAAGTATTTATTAAATAACCATTAAAAAACCTCCCAACTAAAAATTGAGAGGGTCAAAGAAACTTTCGCGTTTTATCTATTCATCTGCCTCTCTTTATAAGCATCAAGTTCTGCTTTTCTTTGCTCTGGGGTTTTCTTTGCATCCGCATCTCTAACAGATTTTAATGCTGCTTGAAATGAAGGATCATTATTTGGTTTAGATTGCTTATAAACATTCATAGAACCAGAAGCAGGACGACCTCTTGGATCCATTTTTACCTCAACAATACTCTGTCTCCACTCTTCACTCATATTTGCCATAATCACTAATGCACTCTCATTAGTATCGGCATAACCTTCAGCAATCAGGTGCTCTAGGATTGCGTCAAAGATATCAAATTCTTCATTTGCTCTCATCCTGACCTCTCTAGGTTTGTTTATATTGAGTTGCCTTTTAGATCTAGCCAACTTCTTCATACCTGTATTGCCTTCTACATCTCCTTGAGGAGTATCTTTCGCATAAGCAGCATCTACTCTTTTTTGCCTTTCTTTTGCAGCACTTCTGATGGTGTCTTGGGATAATCCAGACTCCTCAAGTTGCTCATTTGCTTTGTTAAGTTGTCTTATGATTTTCTTCTGACGACTATATTTCTTCTGACGATCTTCGTCTCCGGTTGCGGGAGAAACAATATCCCTACCAAGATTTCCTGCCTTACGAAACATCTTGTTTTTAGGAAGAGGTTTCATTTCTTCACCGACTTCTTCTACTTCTTCACCCATTCTCTTACGTTTTGCATACGACATTTGAGAAAGTTTATATGAAGCATATCCCTCACCTTCTTTTTTGGAAAGAGGTCTATGTCCTTCTCTCCTTTCAGCAGCAAGGTCCTTTCTTCTTTCTGATGTTTCACCTTTTACTGCTTCATCAATCTCAACATCTTCAGCACGAAGTTTTGCTAATACTGCACCAGCAACTTTCTTACCGCGCTCTTCAGAACCATAACGCTTACCTGCTTCCTTTGCAATCTTTGCAAATTGCTTACCAGGCTTACCGATGTCCTTACCTGCTCTTGCTGCCTTTGCGGAGTATGATGCTTCTTCAATATTTTCTTGAGCAGCATAAACTTCATTATATGCTTCGTATAAACCGCGCAGTTCTTTAGGGTCCATTTTTAACAATACTTTCTAGTTATTTATAAAAAAAAATCCCCCGAAGGAGATTTTTGAGTTCTTTAGTTATTCTACAAACCTCTCAATAAATTCTTTCCAATTTTGCTCTAGACAATTTTTAGGCGAATGAATATATTCGGTAGTATCATCTTTAGGAATAAGAGCATAGTCAATCTCATTTCGAATGAGAAGACGGAGATTGTTAATTTGTGTTTCAGTCATAGATCTCCCTCCACACGATTTTCGGATTTATAAACATCAAATTCACCCTCCGGATACCGCGCACTCAATTTCTCATAGTTCATTTGCAGAACTTCTTCAAATGTAGTATCAAGAGCCATACAAGCTTGAGCAAGATACCAACAAATATCTCCTAGTTCACGCTTTAAATGAAATTGATTTTGCAAATCGTAGGGTTTACCTTGCAATAAAATTTTTTTTACAACTTCAGTAAACTCACCTGCTTCAGCACTCATACCAAGAGCAGCAGTAATAAGGCGAGGAACATCAGTATCATTATTTACTTCAAGTTCAGTCATACGTGCAAGAAGTGCTGTAAAATCACTACTTGCAGGACTTGTAGTTTGTCTTACAAACTCAATATATTTAATTGTATCAATAACTTGGGTCATATTAGAATTTAAATCCCTCAAATGATTTTTTAGGTTTTCTTTCATCATCATTATACTCTTCTTCTTTACCAGAGTCAAGTATATCATTTTGTGCGGATTGTTCACAGTCATACAATCTCATTTTTGCACGATCAATACCAACTACAAAACGTTTGTAAATCGATTTATCCCCATATCGATTTTTCAATTGCTTAACTAAAATCTGTCCAAGTCCTTCTAATTCTTCGGTGCTGATGAGGGCAACAAGAAAGTCGGCAGTCGCAGGAAGTCCAAAAGATTCTGAAGTATCCGTGATTTCAACGTCAGAAGAACTAAAACCGCTACGGGTCGTCTGTGTGGCGCTGAAAATTGGAACATCGTGCTCCACAGCGAGACCACGAAGTTCTTCGGCAATTGATTTAATTATGCTATAAGAATTGATATTACTTCCGGCACGAAATCTAGATGACGCACAGATATTAATATAATCAATAAAAATAACATCAGGTCTAAATGATTTCTTGAGAGCGAGCTCATTTAGAAGTGCCTTAAAGTGCCCGGAGTGTGCCGATGCAGTTGGATACTCCTTGATAATTAAAGTTCCTTTTGTTTTTTCTGCGAGTTTAGATGCCTTATTAGTGAACATAGATTTTGGTAAATCTTCTAATTGATTAATGGCAACATTCAACATATTAGCATCCATTCTTTTGGCAATTTCTTCTTCTGCCATTTCCATAGTAATGTATAAAACATTTTTTGATTGTAGTAAGAATGAAGAAGCCAGATGACACATCGCCAGAGTTTTGCCAACATTTGTTCCAGCAAGAAAAATATTGAGTGTCTTACTAGGTACACCACCATTTGTAATTTTATTGAAGAAATCTAAATCAAATTCAAGACGATTTTCTTTCTTATGATAATACTCATAACGTTCTTCATAATCCTGGAGATAATCATGTCCAATGTGATTATCAAAACTTACTGCAAGGGCGTCAGAAAGAATAGAAGGAATACTATCACGATTCTTTTTTTCATCCCCACCATCGGCAATATGAATCGATTCCATTAAAGCCAGATAAATGGCACGGTCGCGACACCATTTTTCAGTGGTATTCACCAACCAATCAAATTCAACCGGGACATCATCTAAACAAGAAACCAGTTGAATAATTTCTTTAAAAGAGGTATCATTAATATCCTTACGCTTTTCTATTTCAATACAAAGAACCTCTTTTGTTGCTGGTTGATTATATTCCTGAACAAATGAAAGTATTACTTCAAATACAATTTTTTGATTTGGGTCTTCGAAATATTCGGATTTTAGGAATGGTATAATTTTTCTAATATATTCTTCATTATATAATAGATTTCTAAGAATAAGAAATTCAACTTTATCCATAACTGAATTGACTCTTGGCGATTACATCAAGTTTTTCCATTACTTCTGGTGGGAAGTATTTTTCGGTATTTTTTAGGATTTCTTTGGCATAAAGTTTCTTACCATCAATCTCGTATCTTCCAGCAACATTCTTCCACATTTCACCAATCTCCCCAAGTTCTAGAAGACCATAATACCTATCAAGACCTCGTTCATCATAGAACAACCGAATTTGAACTTCTTGATTTTCTTTACTTAAACGGGACTTTTGAGTCTTCGCTCGAATAATATTTCCAATTATTTCTGTTCCGTCTTTTTCTTTTGATTTGGAAAGATAGATGATTGTAGAAGCGGCATATTGTAATCCACTATTATGAGTTACTACACCATTTTCTAAAATATAATTTTCATATTTTTCCACGGAGATATCATAAACATCTCCAACGCCAACACTTGTGATGGATTTTATTTTTTTAGTTTTCATAATCTTTCTATCCTTATAATATTGTAGTTTTTTAATAAATGCTGAAATTGAGATTTAACTAACTTACACCCAAGATGTCCGGATTTCCCCAAATATATTCCCAAATACTTATACTGACTAAAAATAATAAATGTACCATCATCGAAATAAACTTTTATGGGATTACTTTTCTTTATTGATAGTATTTTTTTAGTTTCTTCTGTGTGTTTTTTTCCGTAAAATGAATTATTATTTAATAAGTTATATTCCTTATTTTTTATACTAATTAATTTTCTAGTTTCTTCAGTATGAGTTTTTCCATAAAATGAATTATTTTTTCCCATACTATGAAGTCTATTATTTTCTATAATAGATTGATATATTTTTGAGTTTATTTTGATACAACTTCTACCAGAGTTTTTTCCCATAAATCTAACTAAAGCGCAATACATTTTTTTCACATATTGAGACTCTACAGATTTAGAAAGTAACAGATGCGCTATAAAATGTTCTCTGGGGGTTAATAAGACTTTATTAGATGGGTTATTACTACCACCCATACATTTTGGAACTATATGGTGAGAGTCATATATTCCACCATCTCCTTTACTCCTATTCATTTGTTTTCTTGTATTTACAAGATTCATATAAGTTTTAGTGTATTTGTTACAATTAAACACAACATAAAATACGAACCTAATACTATTTATAATATTCGTATTTTACACCGATACCGATTATAAGTCAAATACAACAAACTTCATTATCAACAACTAAATCTTTTGCCTCAATCCACATACCATCAATAAAAAATTTATGTTCTGGCGTACAGGTAACTTTATATCCATCATCAAATTCTATCTGTAAAAGTTCTTTATCCTTAAAATTGTGAGTTTCTAAAACTTTCATAAACTCACCTTCTTTTGTATATACAAAATCATTTTCAGTTATATCTTCGATATTTTTATACCCACCACGAGTAAAAATTTTAGTTCCAGGTGATAAGCACCCCCCGCTCATTTGTTTTCCACCATAAAGAGACATACTATCATAGGTGTGATTTGTCACCAGCATAGGAATTTTTGCCTGCCCCAATTTGAGAGTCAGCATACGGAAGGCACCTTTAATCAGTTGTGCCTTTGTCATATCACGAGTATCCTTTTCGGCAAGAGCATCATTAATCTCTTTATTTGTAGAAAGCATTCCCAAGGAGTCCAATACAAAGATACAAGGTTTTCTTTCTTCCTCTTTTTTCTTCAGGTAAATATCAACTGCCTTGAGTGTCTTGGTACGAAACTCTTCAACCGTGACTACATTAACAACCACCAAACGATTTGTATCAATCCCACGAGACTCCAATAGTGATTTGGTAATTGCGGATTCAGTATCAAAATACAGACAGTACCCATCAGGATGAGTATCAAGAAAGTTCTTAACAACAGCGAGACTGAAGAAAGTTTTTCCTGTAGAAGTTTCACCCGCGATAGCAGTAATTTTATTACCAGATACACCACCATATATACTGCCGGATACAAGAGCATTAAAAATGTACGAGCCCGTATCCACATAAGTTTCAGTTTCATCAATCTCTGATGCGAGTTGAGTATATTCTCCTCCAATCTCCTTTACAATATCTTTA